TGGTTCCGATGGTGGAGGAAAAGGTGGCGGAAAAAGTGGAGGTAAAGGAGGTAGTTCCAACCCAATGATTATTTCATCTGACTTAACAACTGCTCAGAACTTGGATAAATCATTTACACCAATTTTAAATTTAAGTATGAGTAGGTCGTCAATGACGGGTTTATCAAGTGTTGGAGCAACCGCAATGATTTGGGCTAACCTTAATCAGTTTGCTTTATCTGCAAAGTGGACCAAATTGAACTATAATAAAAAACAAACAATAAAATACATTCACAACGTAAACTTGACGGGTGTTTATACTTATGGTAACATTTTAGGTTTCGTTGGGTATAGTGGTATTTTAAATGCGGGGAAATGGGGTGTAACAGGATTTAACGTATCAGGTGCCGTATCGATTATTGCAGAAGATAAAAGTGGTTTTTATTCTCCTTCAATTACCGCATTTTACACTCGACCTTTTAAGGTGGGTAAGAAGTTAATGGTGTCTCCCGAACTATATGTTATGTCAACACCGTTGGTTTATTCCACAAAAGAACAAGTAACAATAACCGATAGATTTTTTAGTGGATTCTTAGGTAGTGGTTTTGATTATCAGATTTCAAAAAGATTTAAAGTTAATCTTAACTACAAAGCGAATTTGAGTACTAACCCCGAAATTCCGATTCTATCTTTCTTCTTAATTGGTAGTAAGGTTAATTTATGAGAAAACTACTATACATATTATTTCTACTGTTTCCAATACTTGGATTCTCACAAGCAACATCCGTTTCTTTAGGTACGTCGAGCACAGGTACACTGTCGGCCAGTCACAACACATGGACAAAAGTTGACCCCAACCTTACGTTAACCGCAAATGGAACAATTACAGGTTTTAGAGTTCAAATATCTCAGAGTTACATAAGTGGTGCTAGTGGTGACCAATTAAGGTCAACCGCAACTTTACCTTCAGGTATTAGTGTTTCGACATTTAATACCACTACAGGTATATTAGTTTTTAATGGAACAACAACAGCAGCAAATTGGGAAACAGTTTTGAGAGGGGTTGAGTTTAAATCAACAACAAGTACCTGTTATGCATTACAAAGAAGAGTGACGTTTGTTGCCGGTACAGTATTCTATAATCCATTAACAGAACACTTTTATGAATATGTTTCGGGTAATACGACGTGGACCAATTCAAAAACATCCGCAGAAAATCGTTCATATTTTGGTAGAGCGGGTTATTTGGCCACAATGACTTCAGAAGCGGAAAATAACTTTGTTTGGAAATTAATGGCAAATGATGGTTGGTTTGGTGCTTCTGATGAGGTATCACTAGTTAACGGTGCGAAAGGGACAACAGCATATGCGTCACAAGCAGCTGTGGAACAAAAATGGCATTGGATAACCGGACCTGAAAAAGGAACACAATTTTCTAATGGTAGTACAGCAACCACAGGACAATATGCAAAATGGGCGGGTGGTGAACCTAATAATGCCGGTGGAGAACATTACGGACAATTCTATTCAGGTAATAACGGTATGTGGAATGATTTACCCAACACAAATTTACCGGGTTATATATGTGAATACGGCGATATGCCGGGAGATATTACCACAAGTACAACGATATTAACAAGAAACGTAGAAATTAGTGGTGCATCAAGTGGATATATTAGTGGAGGTGATATTAATGTATGTTCGGGAAGTAATAGCACCACACTAACTCTCAATAGTTATACAGGTAGTATTGCTAGATGGGAATCATCATTTGACAACTTCTTTACTGCGGGAACTACGATTTCAAGTACGTCATCGAGTATCACCGTAACCAATCTAACTAAAACAACTTATTACCGTGCAATTGTAAACTCAACAAGTCCACAATCTTGTACAGGTTTAGCAACATCAAGTACTTTCTTATCCGTAAAACCAACAAAGTCAGGAACAATATTTGCTGTAAATAATTCAATTTGTGCCGGAGGTCAGGTTGAATTAACATTATCGGGACAACAGGGTAACGTGAATAAATGGCAACGTTCAACAGACAACGTAAACTGGACCGACATATCTAATACAACAACAAGTTTAACCGAAACAATTAGTTCAGCTGGAACATATTATTATCGAGTTCAGGTTCAAACACCAAACTGTGGTAGTGCGGTTAATTCGGATGCAAAAGTGATAACAGTAACATCAGGTACACCTCCTGTAGGTGGTTCTGTTGATATTAAAACACACTCAAGTACAACTAACTCAGGTACACTAACATTAAGTGGTTACACAGGTACGATTGTTAAATGGCAACGTTCTACAAATGACGGTGTGACGTGGACAGATATAACAAATACAAATGCAACATATTCATATACCAACATAACTACAAAAACATTATTCAGAGTACAATTACAAAGTGGTACTTGTGGATTTGCATATTCTTCAAATGGTAGTGTTAGTATCGTTTATACAATTTCAGGAACAGTATCCCTACCACCATCAACAACATTAAATCCGATGGTTACCCTTAGTTTATATAAAGTTGTGGGCAGTACCGAAACTTTAGTGGAGACCGATACAGTTAACACCAACGGAACTTATTCATTTAATGTTCCAGAGAATGGTGTCAATTACAAAATAGTTCCTTCATTAATCCATCAAGGAATAACAAGTAACGATTTTGACCTCGCGTTTGATGAAGTTAAGAACGTGAATACACCAACCAACACGGCTTCGGGATTAGTTATGACAGGAACAAAACAATGGAAAGCGGTGGATGTTAGTAAGAATGGTATTTTAGATTTGGGAGATGTGTTTCTTATTGGTGCACATATAACCGGTTTAAAAACAATTACCGAAGTACTTTGGTTTACTGAAACGAATTACAATTCAATAACCAAAAATAACTTCGGTAGTGTCAATCCTGTAACATCTTTCAGTTTCACATCGGTATCTGCAAGTGTTACTCAGAATATTAAGTACTGTATACTTGGGGACGTTGACCTATCCCACTCTTCGAATTAAGATTCTTTGAGGGTCTTATGTAATTTACAAATCTCACCGCAAGTTTCGTAATCTTCAATCTGCTCAAAATATGGCATGATATCCCTTTTGAGTACGTTGATTTCATCACGAGTAAATTTCAAATCGGTTTCCCAATCAAGACCTTTAATCTTTGCTGAAATGGTGAGAACTAGTGTATCTTTTTCTTTGTTCTTAAACTGAGTGAACAACTTTAGAATGTTCTTGTAGATTACTACTTTGTTGACATCGTAGAAGTCGGAAAACTCATTGTATTTTCCTTTTATGTTCAGTTTTTTTAGCGCAACGCCAGACTTTGTCAAACTCATATAGGGTTAGTTTTTGAATTAATTAATCGGTCTTACAAAGATGAGGAATCTTTTCGAGATATCCAAATCCAGTTTTCAACAAGACCTTGTTAATCCACCGTGTGTTCAATCTGAACCCTAACACAGTTTTGAGGTAATCTATGAATGTGTCTGTAATTGTTGATGTAACCCATCATGTTACCACTACCAATAGCATTGGCAGAATGGACAACAACATCCACAACGGGTTTACCGTCCATCCATTGCTCGACCAACCATTTAACACAATCCATTCCCGTTTTCTCAAGAATGTTATCGTAATCTAACTCGTAGTGATGATAAACGTTACGATGCCATTCGGCCATTGCAGTCTCACCCAAATCGTGGTCCAATGATATTAGAGATATGTTCTCCAAACCAATCTCATTAACTTTATCCACGAACTCCACGTAATCTCTGACAACAACCCATTGGTCTTTTTCGACAGGGGTTCTCACATCGTCCAAATAAATTCTTTTTTTCATTGTATAATTTTTTTTACTAATTCTCTTCATCTTTTTTAAAAGGTTTAGAGTAAGGTGGATATAATAATTTCCAAATTATATTTTTATATGGTTTCCCATCATACATTGAAAATAATATTGATGGGTGTTTGTATCTAAGAGCAAGTTCGGCATAAACTTTTCTAACGTCTGAGTTTTCTACCCTTAATATGTGTTCGTGTATCCACTTGTGCTCCTTTTCAATATTCTCAAATCTAATAACGAAATCTTTTACAGTTTCCTTTACCCAATCATTAAACTCATCAGGAACCTTTTCAAGTAATTCGTCAAATGGTTTATCATCCTTCAAATATTCCCATATATCTCTATTGGAGATGTTTGTTAAGATTCTATGTAAACGAACATACTCATCAAACTTTATTTTCATTCTAAAATTTGATGGGTAGAAACGAATGACGAACCCCTCGTGATTTGGTGTGTTTAATTTTTTGTAGGTATCGAAAGTTTCTTTGTTAAATGTTACCATCGTACTATCAACCACGTCTTCTTCTTTGATACTTGATAAGTAAAAAATTGATTTTGCGGTGGTCCAATTTAATTCACCTTCGGGTGTGGTAACAGATAGAAATGTGATTTTCTCCTTACCATAGTTTACCACTATCCTATTTTCGGGATAAATGATTTCACACAAGTAGGTGAATTCTTTTACAAACCTATCTAAATCATAAATTGATTTCAGAATTTCTAATCCACGGATAGATTGTTCCGAAGTGAATGAACCTCTTGTTGCCATAATCCATTCACCATCATAGAAAAATAAAATACCAAGAGAACCATCCATTTTTTCTTGGGTATATGCATATTCACTATCCCACGGAATTAGATTCTTATCAATTACCTCTTCATAATTGAAAAACTTACCAAATGGTTTTGCGATGATTTCACCCGAATGATTTGTAATCAAACCACGACATTGCATGGTAACATCATCCCACAATGATTCGTATTGAACTTTGGGTGTGTAGTTCCATATGTATAAATCTTTACTTGGATGGGTTTGTTTTTGTATTAAACCATCTTGATAGTATTTTTCTAATGTATGTAAAAAATCCATTTTTTCTTTTTCTCGGTTGAACGATATCTAAATAAGATGGTAAAAACTTACTCATACTAAAGTTGTATACTGAATCTTTCTTTCATTGCTTGGAGTTTGTCGTCGGGTACTCCATGTATATTTGTACCCCCGTGGCGATTCTCAACGATTACGGTATGAACTCTATAACCATATCTTTTAGCCATTTCAATATATTCTTCCATCTCCCATTCTTGGGTAAACGTGTTGGATACAACAATCCTTGCCGAATTGTTTTGCATCAATAAAGCACATCGTTGTTTACACTGATTATGTGCTTCTTTAAGTTTTGTTGGGTCAAAATTGTAATTACCTTCTGAATCCGTGAAAAAATCGTCAGCCGATAATGGTAATTGATGATTACCGGGTGAACTCATAATAATTTCACCTAATGTACTTTTACCCGAGCCGGGTAATCCTCTTAATAAAATTAAATCTCCTTTAATGTCCATAATTGTTCGGTTTAAAAATTTGGGAGCTGTGGTGTCAAATGCAATACATTTAACTCACATTTCCACCTGATGGTAGTGAGCACTCACCCAAATTAATGACTCACAGTACTGTCAGTAATCTGAGCAGTTGTAGAATCAGTTGCAGTTACTGCGGTTGAATCCAAACTAACTGCGGTTGAATCGGTTGTTTCACTTGGTGTGGTCGATTCATTACCACACGCAGTAAGTCCCATCGTGAGAATTACTGCAAACAAGAAGATATTTCTTTTCATGTTACAAATATACGAAATATTCTAGAATAAAAAAAGCCCCGACGGGAATCGGGGCTTGGAGGTCATTTTGTGGGTTCAACCCCACGGACTAAAAACGAAAGGATATCGGCAAAGATGTCCTTGTAGATATAAATATATATGATTTTACAAAAAACCTAAATATTTATACTAACTTCTTAAAAATTTTCAGTTGACCGTCTTTAAACTTCAGTGTTGAGATTTGGTTTTCTTTAATAGTACCCTTCAAAATCTCTTCAGATAAGAAGTCTTCACACAAATTTTGAATAATTCTCTTGATTGGTCGGGCACCGTATTCTTCCTGAGTATTCAACTCAATTATTCTGGCAATTACCGATTTATCAAAAATTACATCAAAATTTTTCTCTTTTAATCTTAGTGTCAATTTAGCCACCTCAATCTCAACAATCTTTTTAATTGTTTCTTCACCCAAAGGATTAAATAAAATCACATCGTCGATTCTATTCAAGAATTCAGGATTGAATTGTTGTTTTAGAGATTTCTGTATGATTGATTTTTTAACTTCATGTTTTTGAGTTTCACTTGAAGTAGTACTGAACCCAACACCTCCACCAAAGTCAGATACTTTTTTAGCACCTACGTTGGATGTCATAATGATAATGGTATTGGTGAAATTAACCTTTCTACCAAATGAATCTGTCAAATGACCTTCATCAAGGATTTGGAGTAGAATGTTAAACACGTCCTTGTGTGCCTTTTCAATCTCATCAAATAAAACCACCGAGAATGGGTTGTTTTTGATTTTCTCCGTTAACTGACCTCCCTCATCATAACCAACATAACCCGGAGGTGAACCAATCAAACGAGATACATTATGTTTTTCCATGAACTCACTCATATCGACACGAACAACCTTATCAGGGTCACCAAATAACAGTTCCGCAATAGACTTGGCAAGGTAAGTTTTACCGACACCTGTCGAACCTAAAAAGATAAATGAACCGATAGGTTTATTGCTATCTTTAATGCCAACTCTATTTCGTCTGATTGATTTGGATATGATTGATATTGCGTCGTCCTGTCCAATCACCTTAGCAGATAATCTTTCCTCAAGTTTTAAAAGGTTCTCAGTTTCTCTTTCATCAAGTTTTGTGATTGGTACTCCCGTCATTTGAGAGATGATTTCATAAACATCATCAATAGTTACAGGGGTTAAGTTATCCTTTTGTGTCTTTAACCATTCTGTTTTTTCTTCTTCAAGTTTCGCCAAAATCTTTCGTTCTTCGTCTCTTAATTTCGCAGCTTGTTCGTAGTTCTGACTTTTTACCACTTGAATTTTCTTATTCTTGATTTCTTCAGATTCCTTTTTCAAATTCTCAATAACCTCAGGAACCTTGGTGTTGATTTTTTTATCCGAACCTAATTCATCAAGAACATCGATTGCTTTATCAGGAAATTGTCTGTCGGTAACAAATCGTGCACACAATTTAACAATCGTTTCAACCACACCCTCATTGTAAAAAACCTTATGATAATATTCATAAGAATCTTTTAAGTTAGTTAAAATCTGAACTGTTTCGGTTTGGGTTGGCTCCTTTAAAATTATTTTTTGGAATCTTCTGACAAGGGCACCATCCTTCTCAATGTGTTTTTTAAATTCATCAAAAGTTGTTGCACCAATACATTGTATCTCACCTCTCGCCAATGCAGGTTTAAGAATGTTAGCAGCATCCATCGAACCACTAGCATTTCCTGCACCAATCATTGTATGTAATTCGTCAATAAAGACAATCACATTCGGTTCGTGTTGGAGTTCATTTAGAATGGCTTTAATCCTTTCTTCAAACTGACCTCTGTATTTGGTACCCGCAACCAATGATGTTAAATCCAAAGAAACGATTCTTTTATCTAATAGATTAGATGGACATTCTCCTTTAACAATTAGTAATGCCAGTTTCTCAACTAATGCGGATTTACCAACACCGGCATCACCAACAACAACTACGTTATTCTTTTTCTTACGAGAAAGTATTTGAGCAATTCTCTTCACTTCCTTTTCTCGACCAATAACCGGGTCGATTTTACCTTCCTCAACTAATTTATTTAGGTCTCTTGAGAAGTTATCTAAAATAGGAGTAGTTGACCCCTTTCTACCTCTTTTCGGGGTTGTTTGTTGACCCTCTTCGAAAAAATCTACTGCCATGGTTTGAATCTTTTAATAAAGTATAACAAAAATCCATCTAAAAAACAAATAAGTGACATTTTTTCAGTTGATATAATGATATAACTGACATATTGTCTATTTTATTGGAATGGAACATACTTTGAGACGAATATACAAAAAAAATTAATTATGGTAAAAATTTACAGAGACCCTTTGAAGGATATGTTAGACACATTCTTCGATAGACCATCCCTGTCTACAACAAGGGAAAGTTCAACTAAAGTCGTTACAGGAGATAACGAGTATTCAATTTACTTGGCGGTGCCGGGTTTAACCAAAGATGATTTATCAATTTCGGTTAAAGATGGTTTATTGAGTATCTCCTATAAAAAGGAAGAATCCAACGATGTCAATTATTCTTTCGTAAGTTCTTTCAAAAAAACTTATTCTCTTCCCGACGACGTGAGTGAGAAAGAAATCACAGGTAAGGTTGAGAATGGGGTGTTGGAAATCCTTCTTCCGAAATCCAAGAAAAAATCTCTTGAACGATTTATTTCGTTGAATTAATGAGAACCCCGAGAAATCGGGGTTTTCTTTTTGATATTTATTAGGTATATTATACTCAAAAATACTATGGGAATATTATCAGAAAAAATTAATGGTAAGCTTATTGAAGTAGCAATAAACTCATCAAACCTAAAATCTTCAACATATAACACTGAAGATAAAACACTTTTGGTTGAATTTAATAATGGTGCTATTTATGAGTATGGTGAAGTGCCTTGGGAAATCTTTACAAAGTTTCGTATGGCTGAATCACAAGGAAAGTATTTTAACACTAACATATCAAAAACATATAAGTACCAAAAAGTAAAATGAATCTAATAAAAGAACTTATAGAAGACATCGAAAAGGATAAGGATATCGTAAAATCCTTCATTCCTAAGGACTCATTACCTGAATTAATATTTGATAAGAGCGATGAATCTTATAAGTTAAAAGAAGAGATTAGAGAGAAGTTACTTGAAATTAGTAATGAATTTTTGGAATTCATTGGTATTGATTTTTTTGTTTTTGATATTCATTTAACTGGTTCTTTGGCGAATTTTAATTGGTCCAAATATTCAGATGTAGATTTACACATTTTAGTTGATTTAGATGAATTTGATGCCGGTAAAGTAAATTCAATTGCTTACCACGACATTATGAAAGAATTTTTTGATAGTAAAAAAAATATTTGGAACTCAAATACAAATATTACCATTAAAGATTTCGATGTTGAGTTGTACGTTCAGGATATAGATGAAAAACATTTATCTACCGGAGTGTATTCAATATTGAACGACGAGTGGGTAGTTGAACCTAAGAAATTGGAATCGGCGTTTGATTTAGATGAGAAGAAAATTTTAGATAAAGGTGAGGAATATTCTAAACTAATCGACAGTTTAGTTGAGTTGTCTGAGAATGGTGAGGACGTTTCTAAGAGCGTGGATGAACTAAAAGCAAAGATTAAAAAGTTTAGACAGAGTGGTCTTGAGAGTGGGGGAGAGTATTCATATGAGAATTTAACCTTCAAATTATTAAGAAGAAATGGATATATTGAGAAATTAATGGGTATTAAAACATCAATAAGGGATAAAAAATTGTCCCTACCGCAATGATAACCCCCAATTTTTTTCTTTATATGCATATATTTATAGGATACGAAGAATAATATATTATCAATAATTAAAAAACATGGCAGACTTAAAACCATTAGGAAGTGAGAAACTTCAAGGTGACGATAAACTAAAGAGAATCCTTGAGTTGACTTATTACGGTAATAAATCGAAATCGGCATCTGCATCTAAAGCAGAGTTCGTTACGGAATCTGTAAATGGCGTTTACGGTATTGTAAAAGAGAAAGACGGATATTACGTAAAAAAAGGTTTAAATGAGAGTTCACTTGATTATATCGGTGGTCTATTCATGAAAAATAAAAATAGATTTAACTCATACGCTGAGGCATTGAAGAGATTAGACCTATTAAACGGTCAGGAGCTACAAGAAGCAACAAAGTATGTTTTAAAACCAAAATCTCCTGTGGCTAACGCCGAAGCAGTTGCACCGGAACCCGTTGCAGACATGCCAGCAGAACCCGCACCAATGGCGGAACCTGAGATGCCAGCTGAAGTACCCGCAGAAGAGCCAATGATGGAGCCATCTTCTGAGGAAATGCCGTCAGATGAAATGGGTGGAGAATCAAAACCATCAGATTACATGGCGGAAATTCAAAAATTCGCTGGTAAACTTGGTCAGGAATTAAGAGACCAAAAAGAAAAAATGGAAAGTGACGATATTAAGTACGTTCTTAATATGGTTATTTCAGCAGTAAACTTGGATAAACTCGAAGATGAGGATATCGAAGAAATCGCAAAGAAATTTGAAAGAGACGAAGACGAAATGGGTGGTGAAGAAATACCATCTGAAGAACCTGAAGTTCCTGCAGAAGAACCTGAAACAGGTGATGAGGAACTTGGTGAAATGTCAATGATGGATAAATTAGAGAGTTTCGTTAATATGCCAGCAGTACAAGACGAAGAGATTGATTTGTCAAAATATGCTGATTTAGGTTCTATGCAAGAAGACGAAGTTAAAGAGGTTGACTTGGAAGAAATTAAAAAAGAAATTAACAAAAGCATTGAAGAAACTTTAGGAAAATACTTTAAGTAAGATGCGTTTAATCTACGTCAATGAAATCGGTTCTGATTATAAGGGCCAAAGACAGTACGAATTCATCTTCAGTGAATCTACCGAAATTGACATGGAGGAGTGGTTTGACGTACCAGCATCTTCAACAATGACTTCAAAGTCCCCAAGTATTGAATACATTGACCTTGTAGGTCTACTCAAAGACACCGATTTAGTTTTAGAATTGATTCAAAATTCTGACTACTTCGGTGTTATTGATGCTGTGGATGGTATAATCGCAATGGCTTGGGAAAAATCAAATTTTGATTTAGAATCTGATAGATTATTTTTCCGTTTTGGTGAAAACATAGAGTCAGTTGCTAAGAAATTAAAATCGAGAGGTTTCTCATTAGAACAACAAGAACTTAAATTTAAAGAAATATGAAACGCACAGAAATTATAGAAAAATTATTGTCTGAAGGTTTTACAGAAAAAACATTATCTCGATTAGGTGATAAAGAACTTTCTATTTTAGCCAATACAGTTTTAAAGGAAGGTACCATGATGATTCCAAAGGAAAAGGTACAGGACATTGAAGCCGCTAAAAAGAATAAACAAACATTTGTTACATACGAAGAAAAAGAAGTTTCTGAAGAAGAATCTTCTGAAGAAAAAGCGGAAATTGAAGAATGGGTATTAAATTTGGCAGAATCTAAATTTTCTACTTTTACTTCAAAAAATGACATTATGAGTATTATTACTGAAAAAGTTAAAGAATCCGCAATTCCGATGCCGGCAACTAAGCCAACTAAAGGACATAATGGTGTACCTGAATTTATGACATTTGATGCAATTGTTGGAACTCAACCTGAGACGACACCTGCACAACCTGAAGTTATTCCTGATGCACCGCCGACAGAGAAACCAAGTAAACCAAAAACTCCATATCAACCAGGACCTGGCACGGACCCTAAACCCAAAGCAATGGGAGAAGAAAAAAAGATAAAATAAATGGAGTTTTCTAAAAAAAATTTGTTATCATTGATAAGTGAAAACTTAGAAGAGATGGCAATGGATTTTGATACACCTGATAGACCATATCAGGGATTACAAGACAAATTATCGCAAGGAGATACTCCGTTAAAAAAGATTCCTTTACCATCGACAGGTGAGGAACCTAATAAGAATTTCCAAGAATTATTGGCATCTGACAGATATAGACAAGTCGTTGCTAAGGTTAGAGAATACACGGGAGTTGAAACACCTATGCAAGGTGAACAAGGTGTTATGCCGTTGGCTCAAATGATGATGTCAGCACACAACGAGATTGTTCAAACTGAAGCCGCACATAGAGAAGAATTAGAAAGATTGGCGGTTGAATTAGTAATGAAAGAAATGGGTATTCCCGAAGGAGCATTACAATTCGATGCTAAGATTGTTGGTATGGGTGAAATCGATACCCAAAACTTTAATCGTGAGATTGAACAACAACAACCAAACATTGACCCTGTTGACATCGAACAAGATTTGATGAGTGACTTGGAGTCAATGACTATGGAAAAAGCAAAAAGAAGATTAATTAACAACATGATACAAGGAGCATCCAAAAAGGGTCACTACATGTATCACTATGTTGCCGATAAAATTAGAGAAATAACTGGTTCTGACAGAATCATCAATCAATATGGTATTCTTATGTCAATTAATGATACATTGTATTGGCAATTGAGTGATGAAACCATGAAAATGATGATGGGTGGTGCCGGTGGTGGAGGTTCTGTTGGTGGTAAAGAAGAAGTAAAAAGAAATACTGAGCCACCTACAATTGTTGCCAGAGGACTTAACTTCCCAATCCTTGTTCATGAATTGATTAAAGGTGTTATGGAGTTGTTCGCAATTCAAGGAAGACCAACAGATGAAGAGGGTAACGAAGATACCGAAGCATGGTCTGAGATTGAAGGTTCTGAGGACACATTAGAAAAAGAGATGTGGGATTTACGTTTAGGTCCGGCAATTTGGGATAGAGTTAGAAGACAATTCCCTGAAGAAATCTTATTGGACGAAAACAAGTTTGAATTACAAAACTATTTGTTAGTTGAGATTTTCAAATTACCAGCAAAACATTTCTTGGTATTCATGAAGGAAGTTCTTTCGGGTTCAGAAAATGGTAAACGTTTGATGAATCAATTGATGGAAGGTATTGACCAAATGTTTAAAGACCAAGATTATCAAAATGCAGTTGCTGCGTTCAATGATGATTTAAATAATATTACAGACAGTACAGATGATGACGATTTAGGGGACTTCTTAGGAGGTCTCGGAATAAGGTTGTCAGATGACGACGAATAAGGAAAGGGTGGTTTTACCACCCTTTTTTCATATTTATATATATGGAATCAAGAATAGAACAATTAAAAGAGTATGCGAGAATATTGAAAGACGCACCATATGCTCTCAAAACATATTTGCAGACATATGACAATACTCAAAAAAAATATGTACCTCTTGAGTTATTCCCTGACCAAGTTCAGTTAATACAGGATTACGAAGATTATAACGAAAATATTACAAGAAAGTATCGTCAGGCGGGTGTATCGACAGTAACATCTGCATGGATTTCAAGAAGGTTACAATTAGCAAAACCCGAGAATCCTGAAAGAGTACTTGTAATTGCTAACAAAAGAGATACTGCAATTGAAATGGCGAATAAGATTCGTCACTTTTTAGAACAGTGGCCTGATTGGTTAAATGTTGGGTTTTCTCCCGATAAAAACTCAGAAAGTAGATTTAGATTAAATAATGGATGTGAGGTAAAAGCCGTTGCGACATCTCCCGATGCACTTCGTGGTTATACCCCTACAATCCTTGTATTTGACGAGGCCGCGTATATTGAAGCCGGTGAGGACTTTTGGGCGGCATCTATGGCATCTCTTTCTACGGGTGGTAAAATCATTTTGATTTCCACACCGAATGGATATGACCCAATTTACTACGGTGTTTATGACCAAGCAATTCGTAAAATGAATGATTTCCACATTACGGATTTAAGATGGTTTAAGGACCCACGTTACACTAAAGATTTAAGATGGATAAAATGTAGTGATATTACTCATTACATGTTAAATCGTGAGCAATATGATGACAATGAGGTTGTCATGTATGAATTTGACATTGAAAAGTATAATGAATACTTAGATGAAGGTTATAAACCATTCTCATCATGGTTTGAATCCATGTCAAAGAAATTCAAATACGATAGAAGAAAAATTGCTCAGGAATTGGAGTGTGACTTCTTAGGTTCAGGTGATGGTGTAATTCCGGGTGACGTACAGGACAACATTACGAAAAATATGTTGCGTGAACCCAAAGAGAAATACATGCAAGGTACCTTTTGGCAATGGAAAGAACCCATTGTGGGTCATAGATACATTATGGGTGTTGATGTTAGTAGAGGGGATAGTGAAGACTTTTCATCTATTAACATTGTTGATTTTGACGAAAGAGAACAGGTTGTTGAATATATCGGTAAAATACCGCCAGATGATTTAGCATCAATCGCTTATAAATGGGGTGTTTTATATGAAGCATTTATTGTGATAGATATTACCGGTGGTATGGGAGTAGCAACATCAAGAAAACTACAAGAAATGAATTATAAAAACTTGTACATTGATGGTGTTAATACTAAGAATATTTGGGAATATAATTCTAAAGCAATGGATAAAATCCCTGGTATCAATTTCAACAATAAACGAACCCAAATAGTTGCCGCATTTGAAGAACAATTGAGGAAAGGTTTTGCGGTTAGGTCGGCAAGATTAATGAATGAATTAAACACATTTGTTTATATAAACGGAAGACCTGACCACATGAAAGGTGCCCATGACGACTCAATTATGAGTTTATCAATGGCATTATATGCCGGTGATATGTGTTTCAGTCAGTTACAAAAGAACGAGAACGCTAATAAAGCAATGTTGGAATCATGGACGGTATCTGAACGAACATACGAAGCAAACAAGACATTTTATGCTTACGGTTCAACCATGGATTCTATCGGAGCCATGCAAATGAATGGTGGAAATAACAACCATCCGTTGGGTTCACCCACTAAAGACCACTACAAAGAATACTCTTGGTTATTTAGTAGAAGGAAGTGATACGACTTTATTAACTCAATAAAATTATTTATATTCTAAAGAAAACTATTTATATACATGGCAACAGATAATAAAACAGTATTTCAGAGGTTAACCAAGATGTTTGGGTTTCCGGGTACAGCAAAACCTGAGGAGACACCGTCATTTAATTTTTCCAAAGATGAGATACTAAAAACCAGTAGTAGAGAGGACTATGAAAGAGCAATGTTACAAGCTCAACAGAGCCAATACATTGCGGATAAGTGGACCAAACTTGAACAATCTCTTTACAACCAATCGGTATATTATGAACCAAATAGATTAGCGGCATATTACGATTATGAATCAATGGAGTTTACTCCTGAAATATCCGCAGCATTAGATATCTACGCGGAAGAATCCACTACATTATCAGAAAAGGGTGACATCCTTACAATCTTCTCTGAATCCACAAGAGTAAAATCAATACTTGAGGATTTGTTTATTAATAGATTAGATTTAAATACTAACCTACAAATGTGGGCGAGAGGTGTATGTAAGTACGGTGATGATTTTGTTTATTTGAAAATCGACCCCGAGACCGGTATTGTTGGTTGTCAGCAATTACCCAATATTGAGATTGAAAGAATTGAGGGTAGAGAATCTAAATCACCAAATCAAAGAGATGCAAAAGTTCCAACAAGGGAATTAAGATTCCAATGGAAAAACAAGGAATTAGAATTCCAAGCATGGGAAATTGCTCACTTTAGATTATTGGGTGATGATAGAAAACTTCCATATGGTACATCCATGTTGGATAAGATTAGAAGAATTTGGAAACAGTTGTTACTTGCAGAAGATGCAATGTTGATTTATAGAACAACAAGAGCACCTGAAAGACGTGTATTCAAAGTATTCGTTGGTAACATGGACGATAAAGATATCGAAGCATATGTACAACGTGTTGCCAATAAATTTAAAAGAGACCAAGTAGTTGACCCGAGAAACGGTCAGGTGGATATGAGATATAATCAAATGGCGGTTGACCAAGATTATTTCATACCTATTCGTGACCCGGCGCAAACCAACCCGATTGAAACTTTAGCGGGAGCACAAAACTTAGGTGAGATTGCCGATATAGAATACATTCAAAAGAAAATGTTAGCAGCACTTCGTATCCCTAAAGCTTTCTTGGGATTTGAAGAAGTTGTTGGTGATGGTAAACAATTGGCTTTAATGGATATTCGTTTCGCAAGAACGATTAACAGAATCCAAAAATCATTAATTCAAGAGTTAAATAAAATTGCACTAATTCACCTATACCTTTTAGGTATGGAAGATGAGTTGGATAATTTCTCTCTTTCATTAACAAACCCATCCGCACAATCTGATTTATTAAAGATTGAACAGTGGAAAGAAAAAATTGAATTGTATAAGAACGCAACTTCGGACCAATCTCAAGTAGGTATCTTACCTGTATCTCACACATGGGCTAAGAAGAATATTCTTGGTATGAGTGATAGTGAGGTTCTTCTTGATTTACAACAACAACGTATTGAAAGAGCAATGGGATTTGAGTTGACGAATACCCAAAACGTTATTAAACGTTCAGGTGTGTTTGATGATGTAGATGCCAAATACGGTGTACCTGAGGGTGAGAGACAAGAAGGTGGAGAAGCACCGGCAGGTGGTGAAATGGGTGGCGGAGCCGACATGGGTGGAGGAGCATCTCCTGAACCTGCGGGTGGTGGAGCTGAATCAGCACCTTTAAGTGAATCAACAAAAAAACGTAATATTCTAAGTATGTTAGGTGAAGATACCAACATTAATGACCTTTTTGATGTCAATAAAGCACAACAGAATATTTATGAAATAGAAAATAAATTAAAAGATATACTAAACGAACAATAAAATGTCAAATTTTGGAGATGTAAAAACAAAATTGTTAGTTAAACTAACGGAATCTTACACATCAGATAATAAGTCGGGTGTGAAGGATTTATTAAAACAAATTAAATCAAATAAGAATTTGGTTGAGATGTATTTGTTTTATGAAGATATTGAAAATAAACATATCCCAAGCGTTGAAACCGCTAAGTTGTTCGTTGAACAAATCGAAACACTTTTAATTCAAAAGTCAAAACTTTTGGGTGAATCATTATCTAATTTAAGTGGAATTCTAAAAGATGTTAATACGGATAAAAACGAAATCTATGAGTGTTTAGATATTCTATCTGAGGATGTAACATTATTGAATGTGGAGAAGAAAGTTGTTGCGAAGGAAAAGTTATTAAAGAATTTGACTTCACCTAAGCAAACACAAGTTTCTGAATCTACAGTTCATACCGATAATCAATCGTTATTAAATGCGGTATTGGTAAATAACTTCAATACTAAGTTTACTGATTTTATGAATGAAGAACAAAAAGAATCATTCAAGAAGATTGTGACAATGAAAGACGATGAGTTATCTACTGAGATGTCATCATTGAAAGAATCGATGACACAAAAATTTGATAAATTGATTTCAGAAGAATCTGATTCTACGTTAATCGATAAATTGAGTCAAGCAAAGAAAGAAGTAACCGAATCTACGGTTAGTAAATTTAATTACTACAGATTGGTTGAACTTAGTAAAAGTTTAGATTAATCCTTAGGATTATTCAATCTCTCTTTGTAAATAGCATTAAGTTTCTCTTGTCTTTTGAGAACTGACGGTTTAACAAACTCCTGTCTTTTTCTCAACTGTTCAGTTTGTTTAGTTCTGTGAACCTTGTTTTTGTACTTTTTTAGTGCAATTTCAAGGTTTCTTTCTTTTGTTACGTCTACGATAATCATTTGTCTTTTTTAAAAATATAATTAAAATATTTGGATTTTTTAAGTTTATTCTGTATATTTTAAATACACCATAAATATATTAAGTATGAATAGCATTAATGAAAAAGGGCAAGTTTATTACAATTGGTGTCCATAACAACGTAAAGATTGGATATGGCACAGTTGACCACAAAAACTTAAAGACAATTTACATCCAATTAAATTCTTGGACTCAACCAAATCACGATGATTGTGATTTTGACAGATTAATCTTGAAGACAAGAAGACACATCAAAAATAAAATTTACGACCTTAGGTGTGAGTATTTTAAACCACAATCAATCGTTGACCTCGATATCAAAACAAGCGGTATTAAAACCAATAAGAGGTCGTTTATGGATTTGGAGATTACACTATACGTAGAAAAATTCTTCGACGTTAAATCAAAAGAGATAAAACAAATAGTATCCGAATTATCTGAAAATATTATAGATACCATTTTAACAGACGAAACTTTGTTTAATTTTTACGAAACAAAGAATTAATCAGTTATTGGGGTATTTATATATAAAAAGATAAATGAAGATACTTGGACCTAACGAGACCGGCAAGGGTATTCTAATCGAATACGATGCGGGTCATATATCTCCACAGGAAAATCAAAGGATTATAACTGAGATGAAAGATACAGACTTCTCTCAGGATATAGTCCTTTATGCCGTTTTACAGAAATATGATACCCCCAATAAAAACGGTCGTATCTATCCCGAAACAATTCTCAAAAGAGAAAACGAAAAATATCAGAACCTTATTAAAAAAGGTGGAGCCCTAAATGAGCTTAATCACCCATCATCTTCTCTTATCGATTTAGATAGGGTTTCACATTCTATTGTTGAGACATGGTGGGATGGTAAAATGTTAATGGGTAAAATTAAATTATTTACATCACCCGGTTGGAAGAAAATGGGTATTGTAAGTACTAAGGGTGACCAAGCAGCAATGTTATTAATGAACGGAGCGACATTAGGTATCTCATCAAGAGGTGTCGGTTCATTAAAAAATATCAAAGGACAAAATATCGTACAAGAAGATTTTGAGTTAGTATGTTTTGACTTGGTGTCCTCACCATCTACGCCGGGGGCGTATGTATTCAAGGATTTAGGTGAAAGAGACAATTACGCTGAATCGATTCAAGAAAGACCAGAATCGATTGATAAAATGAAAAATCTAATGTCGAAATTGGATAGTTTTTTATCCAAATAAACAATTTCTTTCAGATTTCAATATCGTAAAAAGTACTTTTTTACATAATCATAATATTTATAGATAAATAAAAATTTCCAAATGAGCGAAAAATCAATTTTAGAACAAGCATTACTTCAGGTACAGACACTTGAAGAGGCGGTAAAAGCAAACGCAAAGGGTATACTTGCATCTACCATGAAGCAAGAACTAAATGATTTGCTAAAAGAATCATTGGAAGAAGAGGAAGAGGTTGTTGCAGAACAACCCGATTCTGAAGAAGAGACTCAAGACGATGTACCAGCCGAAGCTGGGGATGAGGAAGATGGTCTCGATAACGATGAAATGGGTGATGAGGAATCATCTGACGATGAGCTATCTAAAGACATCGATTCATTAGATTCAGAAGATGAAATGGGTTCAGAAATGGATGACATGGATTCAGAAGGAATGGATGATGAAGATGTTGTTGACATGACAGGTGCCGATGAAGAAGAAGTTTTAAAAGTATTCAAGGCAATGAGTGCAGAAGATGGTATTATCGTTAAGAAAGATGAAAACCACATCGAACTTGAAGATGGTGATGATGAGTACATCATTAAGTTAGACGAAGAAGAATCAACTGAAGAACCTATGGATGAAACCATGGACATGCCAATGGAAGAAGAGGAAGAAACCTCTGAAGATTGGAACGAGGGTGAAGAAGTTGTTTACGAAATCGAACTTGATGAAGAAGAATCAGAAGAAGGTTCAGAAGACGAAAAAGAAATGTCTGAAGAAACTTTTGACGAACCTCACGAAGAAGAAATGGGTGAAGCCGCAAGAACTAAGTGGAATATCCATGGTGACAAGGGTGAAGCTGAAAGAGCAGGTATCAAGGGTAAAAAAGTATTCGCAGCGGGAGCAATCAACGAAGAAGTTGAGAACTTGAAAAAACAAAACGCTGAGTACAAAAAAGCACTTGTATTGTTCAAAGAAAAGCTTAACGAAGTTGCTGTGTTTAACGCGAACTTAGCTTACGCTACTCGTTTGTTCACCGAACATTCTACCACAAAACAAGAAAAACTCAACATCTTAAAGAGATTTGATTCAATCTCAACCTTGAAGGAATCAAAAAATCTTTATTCAACAATTAAAACTGAATTAGATACTAAAAAACCAATTTCTGAATCAGTAGTTGATAAGATTACTTCGGCACCAAGTACTTCATCTTCAACTGAAGTTCTTTCAGAGTCAAAAGCTTATGAAAATCCTCAGTTTAAAAGAATGAAAGATTTGATGACAAAAATAAAATAAACATAAACAATAAAAACCAAAAAAAATACTAAAATGGGAGCATTATTAGAATCAGGTATGGTTGGTAACATCGGTCTTAAGCACCTTCGTGTTATCAAAGAAGATACCA